GTATCGAATATAGCAATACGTTTCTTTTGCGGCTTGGGATCGTACTCTACAGGCTCTATTGGTATTTCGTAAACGTTGCGCTGTAGGATAGATTTTCCGGTGCGGCGGATAATCTGAACCATTACTTACCCTTCTTGGCGTTCCTAGATTTGGCGCTGCGGGCTTTCGCCTTGGCGCGATAGTCTGCCAGCTTAGCAGGATCAGCGACTAGAGCCGCCCGCTTCTCTTGGCTTTCCTTAGCCATGCGCGCCCGTATGCGGTTCGCGCGAGCAACCGGCATTTCTGCCAGCTTTTCAGACAGGGGCTTGCGGTAACGGGTACGTCCGGTAGCGGTGTAGTTTCCGTTCTTAATATCCTCCATACGCTTAGCTTTCTTATCCTCGCGACGACGACGCGCGCCCCGGATATTCAAGTCTACCGCGTTGGGGTGAAGCCTAAAGATAGTGAAGTTAGAAAACTCCTCTTGCAAATCCTCCGGCTTCATGGACGGGCTAAAGTCAAACGCCCCTTTGTAGTGGCGCAAGTAGTCAAGCATCTGGCGCGTATCTAAGAAAGCCCTGTAGCTTTCCGCGCCATGATACTTAAACGCGAACTGTTCTTCTGGTAGCTTCATGGAGTCTATGCCGCCCTCTAGCTTTTCCATAAGTGTACGCATGTCGTACACGTCATGGGGCAAGGTGACTTCCTCCATAAAGCCGCCGCGCACTGGCTTAATACCAGTGACTTCGCCAGCTTTTAGACGCTTGCGGAATGTAGGGGAGGCGGGGCCGATGATCTTAGTTCCGCCAATAGTCTGATAGCCGCGCTCTTTAGCAGCAGACACTACAGACTTAGGCGCTTCATAGGCTTTATAGCCAAGCGCCGCTTGGTGCTGATACTCGCGAACTTTTTTCAGAACGCCTTTGCTAATATAGCTACCAGAGTGCAACTTGGCTTGCTTGCTAAGGATGCCAGCTTTTTTAAGCTGTGCAGCAATAGCTATATTAGTTTTATCTCGTTGCGCGGCTGATCGCTTTGCCTTAGTCTTTGCCACGCCTTACCCCTTTCCGTGCGGGTAGAGGGGCAAAGGGGGTGCGGGGCTAGATACAGCGTATCTAGTCCCGTTCTCGTTACGAGAATATAATGGGGAGTGCCCTCCGCCCGACGCACTCACCATAGCGTAACTAGCAGCCCGCGCAAGCGTTTTCTTGTAGATATGGGGAACCCTATGGTTGACAGTGTAAATGTAAGCGGTCTTACGATCGCGGGACGTATCGACGCGCCCGATCCTAAGAATGGTCAAGTTGCCATTCAAAAGAACCTAGATATGAGCGGTGCTAAATCGTATAGCATCGACTTTAATAGCATCAATCAGCAACAGCAGATCGGTGTTATTCGCACGATGTTTTGCGACAACAGCAATAACCCTAGTGAGATTGTCGTTACTGCTTTGGGTACGGGGCAGCGTTTCACTATTCCCGCGTATGCAGAAGGTTACTTTCCCATTGTCTCGCGTCTTAACGCGGGCATTGTTCTTGAAAGCGACGGCGGCACTAGTAAGCCTGTAATTGTCATCTTCTTTAACTATGACTTCCCTATTGGCGTTTGGTATAAGTACGGCGCTGTCAATAAGGATGTTGCGCAGAAAACGCAGGGCGCGCTACCCGATGGTTCCGATGTTGGCGGGCAATACGGCAATGGTAACATTATCGCGGGCCGCGATCCCAACGGTAAAGTTAAGACCGTAGCGACGGACGCCAACGGCGCTCTTATGATCGCCAACCTTAACGTTACTATTGGCGCTGTCTTTGGCGTTGATGCTGTAGGCGTAGTTCCCACTAAAGCGCCTAACTTGTTTGCGGTGCTGGATAAGGACGGCAAGGTTGCCATCCCAACGCTTACTCCTAACAGCGAACTAAAGACTAAAGACGTTGATGTAGCGACTAAGCTTGATACGCTTAACGCCAACGTTGCGCGTCCTAGCAACGCCGCCCGTACCGCTGTTGTCGCGGCTATCGTTGACACGGCTGTACTTGCGGCCAATGCCAACCGCAAGGGTGCTACAGTCTACAATGACAGTATTGCCACGCTCTACTTGGCGTTTGGCGATGCGGCTGCGGCTACCAATAACTATACGGTGCAAGTGCAAGCCGGTGACTACTTCGAAGTTCCCGCCAAGTTTACGGGGGCGCTGCGTGGTATTTGGAGCGCTGCTAACGGTAGCGCCTATGTGACGGAGATTAGCTGATGTTGGTTCGCGCGCCTGTTGCTGTTGCAACTCACGCTTACGCTGTCTCTACGGTTGAGCGCGCAAAGCTTATCGCTATTCCTCTGATCGTTCGGCGCTTGGAAGTGTTGGGCTATTATATCGCGCGCGATGGTGGCGGCGGTAACTACAAGCGGGTTGCTGCGCAGCCCGCCCATAATGGTAAGTTTCAAAGTGCGGACGGCGCTTGGTGGGAACTTACGGAGAATGTAGTTAGCCCGCTTATGTTTGGTGCTATTGGTGATGGTGTCGCCAACGATACCGCACCGACACAAAGCGCGTTTAGCTTCGCTCTTAATGTTGTAATTCCCGCTGGCTATATCTTTGCCGTCGATCCCATAACCGTTCGCGCTAATCAGAATGTTAGTGGGACTGGCACTCTCAAACAGCGCGGGAACCTACCCGGTGCTTCGCAAGGTGTTTTGTTTTGCAACTCTGGTGCCGCTAACACTTTCATCGACGGTATCACTATTCGGGACATTACCGTTTACGGGCGTGTAGAGGTTGCCGCGTTTCTTGAGTTCTACCATAACATTTCGTTTAGCGGTGTGAGCAATTGCCTTATTGAAAACGTCCGGTCTATCGCGGCGCAAGGCGATAACATCTATATTGGTAGTGGCGATATTGGCGGACAGGAACGCCATAATAAGAATGTGACAATTCGCGGCTGCTATATTGATGGGGTTATCAAAGACAACCGCAACGGCATCAGCGTTATTGATTGCAACGGCATCTACATTTACAATAACACTTTCACCCGCCTTAGCCGTAGCAATATGCCGGGGCCTATTGACTTTGAACCGGATGCGGCCGCGTTCCACAGCATCAAAAAGGTTCGGGTTATCGGCAATACCTTTATAGACAATACTGGAAACCTTGGCGTCGTTAGTTTCTTTTGCGCTGCGGTTGTGCCTCACTTTGAGGATATTATTGTCTCTAACAATATCATTGATGGCTACGACGGACCCGCCCTCGCGGCTTTCAGTTACGCAACGGGCAAAGCGCCTAGTGATGTTAGTGTTGCCAATAACGTTCTCTATGAAGGTAACGATGTAAAGAACGGTGGCAACGGGGCGCTGTGTCTCCAAATCTATGACGGTAAGAACTTTACGTTCCGCGACAATAACTTTGCAGATATTGGGAACGGTTGTCTTATCGGTTACAACCAAGCGGCCAACAAGTATCGCGATTTTACTTTCGAGAATAATACGTTTACACGAGTTGCCAAGATTAATGCTGGTACGGCGCTGTCTGTATTTGGTGGCGACTACATTACGTTTGATGGTAACTTGTTTGACGATTGTGGTTCTGGTGTCGGTGGTTCGGCTAACGCTATCGACTTCAATACTGGAACAAGCAGCTATGTCACCTTTGTAGACAATACTTGGATTAGCCCCACGGGTAAGACGCTTGTGGCGATCCAGAAGGAAGCCGCTCACACTTTCACGCCTAATACCAATAAGTTTATTGGCAACAAACTTAACGGGTTGGCTAACGCCTTTACCGCAGAAGAAAGCGATGTTCTTTGGACTAGCTATGCGCCTGTCATTGCTGGCACGGGTGCGGCTGGTGTCGGGACGTACACTAATCAGAACGGGCGTTATCGCCGCATCGGTAATAAGATTTGGGTGCAAGGTCTTGTCGCTGTAAGTTCCCATACGGGAACGGCGCAGATACAAGTTTCGCTTCCAAAGAACGCGGCACCCATCGCCAACAATGATACCTTCCCTGTTCCTATTAACGTAGTTGGGGCGGCGTCTACTGGTGGACAAATTGGAGTTGTCAACGCGGCGGCAGTAGTTAATAGTGTCACTGGCGCTATTCGTTGCTTTGCCACAAACACCGGGACCGCTCCCGCGCAGATGGTAATCCCGAATGGAGCCGCTTTTAGTGTCGGCTTTCAGTTTGAATACGAAGCCGCGTAATAAGGAAAACCCGCACAATGTTTAACATGCAAGATATGCTAGCGGATATGCTCAAGAAAAGCATTCCGCCAGAAGTCATGGAAAAGCTTACCGCCGAAAACCTTAAAGCCATTGGCGATCAGGCTACCGCCTTTGTTGCTGATATTCGCGGTTCGCTAGATCGCATCGAAGCTAACCAAGCTACGATACTTATGCAGAATGAAACGGCTTATGAGAGGCAGACCCGCCTACTTGAAGCTGTAGCGGAGATTAAGGAAAATGGTGGACGTAGCAGTCAACGGCGCGGTGGAAAACCTAGCGAGCGCGGCGGAGCATCTAGCGGAGACGGTGGAAGCGGCGTCGGTGGAGCCGGAAGCGACAACGGATAACGCTGTCGCCATTGCCGCTATTGAAGCGGAACGTGACGTTACTATTGCGGCTATTCGCGCTGACACAGAAGTCCAAAGCGCGGAAGCTTACGCGGAGGCTAACGCTACCGCCCATGAAGATAGGGAAAGTATCGAATGGCGTATGAACCATTTAACCTCGCTGGTGGAGACAATGGCGGGGCAGATAGCAGCACTGACAGCGCCAGCATTGGAAGTCCCGCCGGTTTCCTCGGAGGAAGTGACGGAGGCGATAGCGGAGGAAGTAGCGGAGACGCTGGAAGCGACGTCTTCGATCCCGAACTCCACATCAGCCCCGACAAGCGAAACGCAGACGGAAGCTTCCGACGTAAGCGACAGCGACGGAACGCTGGAACTTCCGCCCCTTCTAGAAGTGGGAAGAAAGCCGATTATTCGGCTAGTGTAGACAGTCTGGCGCGGATGCTTGGTTATCTCCACATGGGCGTAGCAGCGGCGACTAAGACGCCGGAGTTAGTTCTTACGGAAGATGAAACCAAGGCTTTGTCTAATGCTACCGCCAATGTCCTTAGCGAGTTCGATATTAGACCTAGCCCCAAGGCGGAAGCTATTGTCGGCCTAGTTGTTACGGCTGGTGGTATCTACGGGCCGCGCGCTTACTTCATTCGCGAGCGTGTCCGTAATGGTAGAAGGGATCACCTAGACCAATGAGTGTACGGGGGCCGACAGATCAGCAGCGAACGCTAGTTATCGGCCGCACCGGCTCTGGTAAGTCACAGTTCGCAATTGCTCTATTGTCTACGCGCAACTTCGATGAAATGCCGTGGGTAATCATCGACTATAAGGGCGAAGATTTAATCGACGATATACGGACAGCGACGGGCGGGAAAAAGTACGGGCAGATAAAAGTTCTCTACCCGGATGACAACCCGCCCACTGAACCCGGTCTTTATTACATGAACCCCCGCCCGCTAATTGATGACGCGGCTGTTGAGGCTTTCTTGTGGAAGGTTCACGGGCAAAAGCGCGGGGGTTTCGGTAAGAAAAAGTATAGAGGCAATATCGGGCTGTTTATTGATGAAGGCTATTGCCTTCCCCAAAAGGGTGCCTTTGACGTTATCCTTACGCAGGGGCGATCACTCTACATTCCGGTTATTTGTCTTTATCAGCGGCCTGTATGGATGAGCCGCTTTGCAGTAGCACAAGCCGACTTTGTGGCAGTCTTTGCGCAAATGGACGAACGCGATCTAAAGACAAGTGCTAGCTTTGTGAAACCGGCTAAAGAAAATGGGAGACTAATAACAGTATTTGACGAGTTGCCGCCCTATTATTGCTTGTGGTATGACGTTGGTCGGGGGTTGTCGTCTGTCCTTCGTCCCGCGCCGGATCGACAAGCAATTATAGACACCTTCAAACAGCGGCTGAAACCGCCGCATAAACAAAGGGCGTTAGTATAATGGATGCAGTGCTTTTGACGTGGCGCTGGCAAAACATTCTAGCCATCTGGATTATGGCCGTTCTGTTGTTCCTTATCATTACAGTTGGACAACAGGTCATGCTCCGTAGCGATGGTATGAAAGCGGTTGCCGATGCCTGATCTACTCCCCAACTTCGCTATTCTGCGTAGCCCGTCAAATTGGTTTTTGGTGGGCTTTTCTCTGGCAGTATTGGCGTTCATCGTTCACGTTTTCTTTAGGGACAAGTAAACAACATGGGTAACATTCCTAAGCAGCAGCCGCAGACCCGCGCGCAGCAGAACGTTGCCGCGCGCAACGCTATCCTACTTGGTGGCGTTGATCGTATGCAGCAGATTTATTCGCAGGCGACGGACCCGGCGAACGCAACTATTCTCAACATTGCGCCCGCCGCTGTTGGTCTAGTGCGCGGCTTCCTTGTCAAGATTGAAGGAACGCTGCGTAATACCGGCGCGCTCACCGCGACCCGTACCCCGTTCGGCGCAAGCAACTTGCTGCGTAATATCGCGTTCACCGACATTAATAATCAGCAGCGCCACCAGACGCAGGGCTGGCACCTTTCGCTTATCAATAGCGCAAAGCAGCCGATGGTTATTGGTGGCGCGTATGCTCCCAATATCCCGGTTGGCTACGGCAACAATTGGGATGTACAGAGCGCGCCCGCTACCGTTGCTACGGTTACGGATACGCCCGTACAGTTCTACTATTACGTCCCGCTCGCCTACAGCAAGGTTGACTTGCGCGGCGCTATGTGGGCCGGCGTTGTCAACGCTGTTGCGCAGTTGCAGCTTGAGATTAACCCGAACCCGATGGTGGCAGCGGGCGCGGACCCGACGCTTGCCGTCTATTCCGGTAGCGCTGGTGGCTGGAAGGCTGGCACTACTGTTAAGGTGACTGTCTGGCAGGATTACGTTGACCAGATCGCTATGGATAAGAGCGGTCAGCCGATCTTGCCGCAGGATGATCTTGCGCAGCTTTACAGCCTGAATACCACGACGCTTAGCGCGCTGGTGCAGGGGCAGGACTATGGCGTTCCGTTCGCGAACTTCCGTAACTTCCTGTCTACCACTATTGTCTATGACAATGGCGGGCAGCTTAACGCGGGTTCGGATATTAACAGTTTTGCTTTGCAGACTGCTAATAGTTCCAATATCTTTAAGTACGGGCCGGAGGAAGCCGCGTTTCTGGCGCGCTCTACCTTTATGGCAGACCCGCCGCTTGGGTGCTATTACTTCGATCACCGCAGCAAGCCTATCAGCACGCAGCAGTTCGGTAATACGCAGATCACCGTCAACCCCTCGGTGGTCAATAACAACGCGGCGCTTATGTGCGGCTTTGAATACTTCTCGCAGGCATCGCAGGTTGTGTTCGCCGGTTCGCTTCCGTCTGGCGGCTAACAACTATGGGGCGGTTAATAGCCGCCCCATTGCTCTTGCGGAGTATTAGGCAATGGACGTTGTTACGACTATTACCCGCCCGTGGCGGGAGCCGATGGATTACCTTACGCTTGTGTTTGCAGTGGTAGTCTTTGTTATCGTGGCGTTTGCCATGTTTGACAGTATGCGAGTTCTTTCCGCGTTCGTGCGTAACGCGGCATAAGGGGTTTTATTCTATGCGTATTCTAGGTGTTTCGGTTGGTACGCTGGTACTGATCGCGGCTGTTGTTTTCATTGTTCGCAAGTGGGGCAACAGCATTCCGGTTGTAAACGCCATCAACTAAACGGAGGCTGCATGAAACAGTCTACGGTTACGTTTGGCGTTTTGTTGTTCGCGTTTGTAGTTTACATTACTTTGCGCGGACAATTGCCCTCTTACCTTGCGCTGTTCAGCAGCAAAAAGACGGGGGTTTAGCCATGCCGCTTATAGTCATCTTTATTGGCGTTTTGCTTGTAGCCTCTGGCATCAACAACAAAATACCAGAGTTGACCGGATTGCTTAAAGAGGACTTCAAGCCCTCTGGTAGTCAGCCGGGTTTCCAAGTCTGGATTTTGGCAATCGTTATCGTTGGTGCCATTGGTTATGTGCGGGCGTTCAAGCCGGTGGCGAATGCTTTTCTTGTCCTTATCGTTGTTGGCATGTTGCTGTCTAACGGCGGTTTCTTTGCCAAGTTCAACGATGCAATAGAGGGTAAAGTCTAATGAATAACGCGATGGGACAGGTTGTCACTATCCTTACCGCCATCATCGGTGTTGCTATCCTTTCGGTTATCGTCTCGAAAAAGGCGCAGACCCCGGAAGTTCTCGATAGCTTTTTCGGTGGTTTCTCCAAGGCGCTTAGCGCCGCAACGTCGCCCGTTACTGGCGGCTTTGGTTCGCAGTTCTAACCCAAGCGGGAGGCTATATGTTTCGGAAGTTTATCCGCCACATTACGCGCCCGCTTCTAGGTGAACAGAGTACGGCGCGCTTGGCGTACCAGCCCTATCAGGGCTTGGCGCTATCTGGCGTGAACGGGAATGGGGGACAGGGCGTAAGGCGCACTATGAGCGCTACCGGCCCTGTCACTCTTGCTCCCGGCCCTACACACGTTACGCGCGATCCCACGGGAACGGGCAACCCTAGTGCGGGCCTAGTGCTGCAACCTTTGAGCGACGATGCGCTTACCCAAGCAATCAACGGTGCCAAGCAATTCTAGGAGGGTCTAATGGGTAATGTTATTACCTACATGAAAACCCATCCTTGGGCGACTGGTATCATTGTCGTTGTGGGTGGGCTTATTTTCTTCATGCTTACGGGGCTTGGGGGAGGGGGTGGCGAAAGTTCGGACGGCTCGTCAACTCCTAAAATGAGTGATGCGGAAATTGCCGCTAATGCTCAAATCACCGCCGCGCAAATATCAGCGCAAGCGCAAGCAAGTGCGGCGGGTGCGCAAATACAGCAAGCGCAAATTGGCGCGGGCGTGCAGATGAATAGCGACAAGCTAGCGGCGGAAGTCGCTATGCGCGGGCTTGAAGTCCAACAGGCTCTAGGCTTGGGTCAACAGGAAGTAGATAAGGTATCGGTAGGTGCGCAACGTGATGTGCAGATTGCTGGTATCAATGGCGCGGTGCAGCAGCAGCAAATCCAAGCCAATACTATTCTTGGCGTTACCAAGTCTAATAACAAGCAGAAAACCACTAGTGGTATTCTTGGCGCTATCGGTGGCATTGCTTCTATCTTTTCGGATCAGCGTTTGAAAGAAAACATCCGCTACCTTGGGGAAAACAAGCGAGGCATTGGCGTCTATGAGTTCAACTATAAGGGCAGCGACAAAACCCGGCGCGGGTATATTGCGCAGGATGTTGCCCGCAAGCGGCCCGATCTAATCCACATGGATAAGAGCGGATACGCCAAGGTTGATACTCTAAGCTTGGCAATGGGCGCGTGAGTTTTGTAGATCGCGCCATCGCGTTCTTTACTTCGCGAGGGTGGAGTAGCGAACAGGCGGCGGGTATCGCTGGTAATCTACACTATGAGAGCGGCGGTGGAAACATCGCCGCTGTCGGTGACGGGGGCAAAGCCTACGGGCTGGCGCAATGGCACCCGGATAGACAGCGTACCTTCGCTAGCATCTTTGGTAAGGATATTAGGTCTAGCACGGAGGAAGAACAGCTAGCGTTTGTAGATTGGGAACTTAACAACAGCGAAAAGAAAGCGGGCAACGCTTTGCGAGGGGTTTCTAATATAGCAGACGCGGTTCGAACCTTTATGTCTAAGTTTGAGCGCCCCGCCAATATGTCTAGTCTCGGGGATCGTATCGCCGCTGCTAGTGGAGGGTCCGGGGACGGGTATCTAGACACGGTAAAAGGTTGGCTAAACTATGATCTAGGGAAGCCAATTGGGGAAGCCTTGGATAGTGTAAATCCGTTTGCGGCTTTACTTAACGGTGAGACAGCGGCCCGTATTACAGCCGTAGTTATTGGCGTTATACTTGTAGGTTTGGCAATTGCCGCCTTTCTTCTAACGTCCGATGCTGGTAAACAGGCTGTGGCATTAGCCAAGCCCATTTAAGGAACAAGTAACATGGCACTTAAGTCTTTCCTCTCGAAGTACGCGGGCGAAGCGCTTAGCATTGCTGGCGCACTCAATACTATGCTTGAAGGTCTGGCGCTGTCGCCTAAGCAGACTGCTACCGTGCAGGCTGTAATCGACAAGCTTACCAAAGCTTCCGAAAGCATCACCGATGGTATCGACACGGTAAAGGAAACCGTTGTTAAGATTGACGCCAAGGACGTTGCTAAGGCGGTCAACGACTACATGGCTAAGAACCCTGTGGTTCCCGATCAGGCTACGCTTGACAAGGCGGTTAGCGATGCTGTTGCGGCTGCAATGGCTAAGTATACTGCCCCGCCCGTTGCCTAAGCGCGGACTTCGCCGGGGGATGCTTTTTGGCATCCCCCTTTCGCTCGCTCTGTGGGGCGGTATCTTTAGTGTAGCCGGATGCGTCTCTACCCCTTCCTACGTTATCTGTAACGAGCAAGGCGACGAACCCGGTTGCGGCGACAGCGTGGAAGTTGTCGTAAGTAACGAGGGATAAAATGGCAGCGTTAGGCGCAATCAAGTATTTGACTATACATTGCGCCGCTACGCCGGAAGGTAGGGACGTAAAAGCCTCTACCATTTCGGAATGGGATCGCGCCAAGTTCGGGCAAGTGTCTTACCATCATGTTGTCGAATTAGATGGCACCGATGTTAAGACCTTGCCCGATACTGTTAAGGGCGCGCACGTTGGCGGTGCGAATACTGGTAACATTGGCGTCTGCTATGTCGGTGGGGTAGATAAGAACATGCGCCCCAAGGATACGCGGACGCTGGAACAAAAGGCAACGCTAAGGCGCATTGTCGCGGACTACCGTAAGCGGTTCCCTGACATTGTTGTTAGGGGGCATAGGGATTGGCCGAAGGTAACGAAAGCTTGCCCGTCGTTCAACGTAGCGACAGAACTGTAATGGAAGCGGGGCAGCTTCCCAAGTTGCCTAGTAGCGATATACGCGAACTAGAAAAGCGGGTGGCCGCTGTTGAGCGTGTAACCGCTACTCTGCAACGAAGACAGCGCGAAAATATGCCTCTATTTAAGAAAGCCCTAAAGAGGCTGGATGAATTGGG